TGTCAGTAATCCCATGCGGTTCAACTCCGGAGCAACGCGCTTCCACTCCTCTTTAGCGTCGTCCATGAGCCAATCAGGACACTGTGGCATTGTAGGGTCTGGCTCCGGTTCATTTTTTGGGAGGGGACGCTTTGATGGGTTCCCTTCCAGGATCCTTAGCTTCGTTGGTTTTCTTGGCGGCCCTGCCACAAAAATCACCTCCTACCCCGGTATCGATCATCGAGCGGCATGGTCCGGCGCTTCTCTGCCATGGCTCACATCCTCAAATGTCTCGCCGGTCGCTTCCAGCGTTGCCTGCTTGCCGGTGAAATCTTGCCAGCGGCGAACGATTACATCGCAGTATTTAGGGTCTAGCTCCATGATGCGCGCGACTCGACCATTCTTTTCTGCTGCAATAACGGTTGTGCCACTTCCGCCAAAGCTGTCCAGCACAATGTCGCCACCCTTAGTGTTGTTGAGCATTTGGTACTCAAACAGCGCCACAGGCTTCATGGTGGGGTGCTCCCCGTTGCGGGAGGGCCGATCAAACTCCAAGATAGTCGTCTGCTTTCTGTCCGCAGCCCATAGGTGGCCTGCTCCTTCCTTCCAGCCATAGAGGCATGGCTCATGCATCCAATGATAATCCTGTCGGCCCATGACCAACGATGACTTCTTCCAAATTAAGCACTGCCGAACAGTCCATCCCGCATCTCGGGCAGCTCCACGGAAGTTGTACCCCTCCAAATCAGCGTGCCAGATATAAAAGACCGCGCCCGATTTCATCACAGAGTCTGCTGCGACATATGCATCGCGCAGGAACTGCCGGAACTGATCGTCCGACATGTCGTCATTTTGAATTTTCAACCCTGTTCCGCCCTCATAGTTGACGTTGTACGGAGGGTCGGTAAGCCACATATCAACAGCCTGCCCAGCCGTTAGGCGCTCCATATCGTCGAGGCTGGTTGAATCACCACACATCACCCGGTGCTTGCCCAGCAACCAAACGTCACCAGGTTTACTTACAGGCTCTTCCTGCACCTCGGGCACAGCATCTTCGTCAGTAAGCCCAGGCTCCACCTCGGCAGGCATAAGCGCGTCTATCTCGTCCAGCGAGAAGCCGGTTAGCTCCAGGTCGAAACCAAGCTCGCCAAGCTCGCGCAAATCCAAGCGGAGCATGTCTTCATCCCATCCGGCATTAAGTGCAAGTTTGTTGTCTGCAAGGATATACGCCTTGCGCTGCGTCTCCGTCAGGTGATCGTGGAGCACACACGGCACTTCCTCAAGACCGAGCTTTCGGGCTGCCAGCACGCGCCCATGCCCGGCGATGATATTGTTCTCCGCGTCAATCAAGACCGGATTCATCCAGCCAAACTCCCTAATGCTCGCGGCGATCTGCGCAACTTGAGAGTCGCTATGTGTCCGGGCGTTCGTGGCGTAAGGAATTAAGTCTTTTAGACTCTTGTTTATCACTTTTATTTTAAGCACCCCCCCATATTCTAAATTTGCGCCAGTATTTTTTCATACATCTTCTTCGCCCCTGCCTTATACGGGTAATCTACTCTGTCGTTTGGCCCCCAACAGCCCCCTGCGCGCAACTCCCTTTCGCCAAGCCCCATAGAAAACATAGCTTTTTTTAAACGAGATGGCGGCTGTTGAGGTGGCATTAGTTTTAATCTATTGCTCCACCCCTTGCCAGAAAAAAACCACTCCCGAAACGCTGCAAACCGTTCCCAGTATCGATCATCGAGCGGCATGGGGGCAAGCGGCGTTGCCGGGTCGGGACACCATGCGGTGAAACTCAGTGCCAAGACCCCCTTGGACACGTGCCTCTTCCAGTCCATGACGGCAGTTTTCAATTCCTCCCAATCGTTTTCAGTCTCACCAGGGAGCCCAGCGATCAAAAACCACCGCACGCCCTTCCCGTTCTTGTTTAACCATGAAGTGCACCCGAGCAGGTCGTCATGACTGATGGGCTTATTTACAAGGCTTCGAAGACGTGACGACACTCCTTCTATCCCGAGCCGAATCTGCCTCGCCGGAGGGAGCCCGTGTTGCTTGAGGTATTTGACGGAATAACTTCCATGCTCAACGTGTGGCAGCTGCCTGTAAAACGAGTGCTGGGCGATGTCGTTGCTCAGATAGGCTATTTTGTTACCCTTGCCTGAGAGGGCGGCCGCCAGCCTTATTACGCTAGATCCATCCGGATTTTCTCGATATTCCTGCCCCCATCCGGTCTGACAAAACGCACATTTGTTTTTGCACCCCCTGCCACACCATATTCTAATAGCCCCATCCTCGCACTTGATGGGTGGCAACTTCCAGGGAAAATCACTATCCACAATCACGGATCTTGTCTGTTTGTGCACCCATGCATTGGGGAGGTCAAGCGCGGCCTTTACCCCGCTGGAAAACAATGTTTCTAAAAAGCTTTGGCCGTCACCCACGCAAACACCGTCGCAATGCAAACCCAGCGAATAGGGACTGGTACCAGCGGCACCGCCGCAGAGAATCACCTTTTTTGGGTATTTCTTCCGTATCCTGCCCACATATTCAGCATCTATCGGAGAAACACATGTAATCAGTATTACGTCCGCGTCCTGTACTGCGCTCTCGCCAATGCCGCGTCGCCTCATCTCCCAGGCAAGATATTTCGCCCCCATCCCCCGCGACCGCTGACTGCTCTCCGGGAAGCAGGAATCAAGAATCGCGTAACGCATTGCCAATCATCGCCTCGATCCATTCCGCCACCCCTTGTTCTGGGACGTGGGCTTCAAACTCAGCATAAACTTCATCGCTAAGCTTAGCAGTGATCGATCCGAAGGAAAAAACAACACCATTCACACCCTCGCCGCTCATCCTCTCCCATGGAGACGCTCCAGATTTTTCATCTCCATCGTGTCCGATGTAGTCGCAAAGATCATCAGAAAAAAACCCGAGTTTTTCCAAATCAACCCCAGCGTCATTTAGCTCCTGCAGCTCAAGTTTTAGGAGTTCGTCATCCCACCCTGCATTAAGAGCGAGTCTGTTATCAGCGAGAATGTACGCCTTGCGCTGAGTCTCCGTCAGGTGGTCGTGGAGTACGCACGGGACTTCCTCAAGCCCCAACTTACGGGCGGCCAGAACGCGACCATGCCCGGCGATGATGTTGTTTTCCGCGTCAACCAAGATGGGATTCATAAAACCAAACTCGCGTATAGATGCTGCTATCTGCGCAACCTGCGCGTCGCTGTGCGTCCTGGAATTTCTGGAGTATGGAATCAATTCCTCAACGCGCTTTTTTATCACCTTAATCTTAGCCACCCCCCCATGTCCCAACCTGCGGAATCTCGCGCGTGACCCCCGCGCGTTGTCTAAAACACGATGCATTAGCGATTTTGCGCCCCCCTACCCCCGGCTGACACCGTGCAGCCTGCTATGACAGCTCCTGCAAAGACTCTCTAGATTCTCCACGTCCAGCGGCTCGCCGCCTTGTGATATCTCTCTCCTGTGATGCACCAGTTCGGCCGCCGTCACCCTGCCCTGTCTCTGGCACTCCTCACAGAGGGGATGACGCGCCCGGTACCAATCCCGAAGCCGCCGCCACTCCGAGGTAGCGTAGAACCCATGCCGGGCAGGACGGGAGGCGTTGTACCATCGTTCGTTGTCCTTGCGTCGTTTGGTCGCGTATCGCTCGCCCGGCTTGTTCGGCATGAATTCACCTCCAAAGATGACCGCCCTGGGGAGCGGCCTGCAATCCCGGCGTCAAGGTAGCGAATGCCCGGCGCGGGTTGTCTACTCAATAACAAAGCGGGAGCGCCCCGTCATCCCCGAAGAGTGGTTGAGTGGTCGTCGCCCCCGCGTTTGTGCAACGTGTTGCACGATAAAACCATATCACAAAAAACAGGACAAACCAGCCCAAAATGCGCCCTTTTTCAGCCCTTCACTCCAAGGAAGCGCGCCCCCTTGGAAACAAGCTTGCTCCGCAGACTCCGTCTGACCTTCTCCGACAGTCCCATTTCGGCCTCCACCATCACCCATTTCATCTGCTGGACATAGCGCAGTCTGAACAGGCGCAAAAGTTCCGGCTCGCAGTCTTCGAGGTATGAAAGCATCTTCGAGATGGGAATGGTGCGCAGTCGGTAGCGGGCAATCTCCTCTTCGAGAAACTCCACCTTCTCGAACCAGATGGACACGGGATCGCTGTAGTTCGTCCCGGTATCCACCCGCTCGCTGAAGTCGGAAGATGAACGAAAAGCGGGAATGCACTGCTTGCGCAGTTCGAGGGATTCAAGGTATCGGCAGTTCTCGGTGTAGGAATAGAATTCGCGCTCGACGCATCGGAAAAGGTTGTCCTGCACCCGGCTACACCCCCGTCGACCCGAACCCGCTCGCCCCGCGCACGGTCTCGGAGAGGTCGTCGCACTCCTTGAAGCAGGCGCGAATCACCGGCGCAAGGATGCCTTGCGCTATGCGGTCACCCTCGCGCACCATAATTTCGGAGTTAGATGTGTTCCGCACGATTGCGGAGACTTCGCCCCTGTACGACGAATCCACAGTGCCGAACATCACGAGCATCGGCGTTTTCAAGGACAATCCGCTCCGGGGGCGAATCTGAATCTCCAAGCCCTCCGGCGTCTCGAAAGCCCACCCGAGCGGCACGGCCCGCGTTTGCAGCGGCGGGATTTCGACCGTCTCGCAGGCGGCCAGATCGAAGCCGGAAGAGCCGTCGAGCTGGTATGTGGGAGTGACGGCGTTTTCGCGTATACGCTTGATTCTCACTCGCTGCATTTTTGAGCCTCCCTGTTTTCCCTATCAATGGCACGACGAACAGCCCGCTGGTCTTGATGTGCGCCCTTCACATATAAATCTATGTGATACATAATTCTCTTCTCGTCCCCGTTGCATCGCTTCAAAATATCGTGAACAACCGACCAACCGACAAATTGACGAGGAACGGTCTTCTTTCTGTTTTTGGAGTAAACAAGTTTTTTAAGTTCTGGATGGCGTTCAAGCAGTTCTATAACAGTTATGGCTTGCTTGAACCCTCTCGGGAGGTCTTCAACCGAAAGCCCGTGTTTTTTGATTGCATCGGTAATGCGGATGAGCCCCAGAACATCATGCGGCTTTGTTTCTCTTTGAATCCAAAGCGTGAGGTCAGCGCAAAGCTGTTGCGGTATTGGTTCTGGATATCCTCTCCACTGAATAGGAGTGTACGGTATTTCCCGTATTCCCATTTTTTCAAGCGCGGCGATTCTCCTGTTACCAGAGATAGGAATAAGCCCCTTCAATCCTTCTACTCTTGCGAGCAGCGGCGCGTCAAAAAGCCCGTATTTTTCTATCGATTCTTGAAGCGTTGCTAGCCGCCTTTGCTCGTCGTCATCTCCAAGCTGCCGAGGATTGAATGGATTTTCTCCTATGTCTTGAAGGTCGCAATTCAAACATCCGAAGAGTTGCATAGCTCTCTCTCCTTTCGTGCTCCAAGTCAATAGCCTTGTCCAGATAAGCCCGCATAAGTTTGTGATGGGCTTTTGCCAAGTAGAGTTGCTTATTTGAGTACCATGCGCGACCCCTCCTGATGTTATGCCCTTTGGTATACACAATCTCCCCGTCGTACAGCTCGACGAATCCATACCCGTTTGTGGCAGTATGGGCACCGCAAAACAGTGGATAAATTCATTCCTTCGCCTCCCCCAAACTCTTCTCCGCCAGCCTGACCAGCTCAACCTGCATGGGGTTGTCATCTCTAGACTGGCCGGAGTATGACGGGCGGGAATATATGGACGCCATCGCCTCGAAGAACGGCCTCGCCTGCGCCGGAACCACGGCGTTGCCCAGACACTTCAGCCGCTTGGCCCGGTTCTGGCATCCCGTGACGGTGCGAGGCGGTTCGTAGGGGTACTGGGATTCCCCCATCAGAGCGGGCCAGCCGGGCCACGGCTCCGGAGAGAGCCCTCATGCCCCAGTCACCTTTGGCGTGGGCTCTCCTCGCACGCCCCGCTCATCCATCTCCGGATGCGTCT